CCATCTCCAAGGGTATAGGTGCTATCAACACTAGGAATAAGATTAGAAGCAATGTCTGCCGTAACTGTTAGCGTGTCGGTAGCCGCATTGCCAATAACCGTATTGCCGTTAAGGGTCGTGGTGCCTGCAACAGTCAAAGTAGAGTTAAGGGTTGCAGCACCCGTCAAAGCCAGCGTAGAACTTAGAGTAGTTGCTCCAGAGGCTCCAAGGGTCGTAAAGCTACCTGCAGCCGCCGTAGAGCCACCAATAACAGCCCCATCAATCGTACCGCCATTAATATCCGTAGTAGTCAATACAGACGAAGCAAAAGTAACAACACCCGTAGAATCTGCAATAGAGCCTGCAGCAGTCCCATCTTTAGCCTTAAGGTTAGTTACCTCAATGTTGGTGGTATCAACGGTCGTAGCATTAACGGTAGTAATATTACCCGTAGTAGCTGTGGCAGTCGTAAAGGTACCTGCAGCCGCCGAAGACCCACCAATAATTGCGCCATCAATGGTACCGCCATTAATGTCTGCGGTATCTGCCACAAGGCTATCAATATTGGCGGTGCCATCAATGAATAGGTCTTGCCATTGTTTGGTGGCGCTTCCTAGATCGTAGGTGCCCGTTACATCGGGGAGAATATCACTGACAACATCAGCAGAAAAACTAACAGTGTCGGTATCGGCATCACCAAACGTAAGGTTTCCTGAGATGGTTGCATTGCCGGTAACAGTAAGGTTACCACCAACAGACACGTTACCAGTAGTTGTGATAGAGTCAACATAAGCCGAAGACCAGTAGTTAGTGGCATCACCAAGGGTGTAAGTGCTGTCGGCACTAGGAATAAGGTTAGAGGCTACGTCAGCCGTAATAGTTACGGTATCCGTTGCAGCGTTACCAATGGTGGTATTGCCGTTAAGGGTAGTGGCCCCAGCAACAGTAAGGTCGCTGCTTAGGGTTGCCGCACCAGTGAGAGCAAGCGTTGAACTAAGGGTAGTTGCACCAGTGACCGCCAGCGTCGAGCTAAGAGTCGTCGCACCCGTAACGCCAAGAGTCGAAGAAAGCGTCGTAGCTCCCGTGACCCCGAGAGTAGAGCTGAGCGTAACCGCCCCGGTAATTGCTGCAGTTTCGTCAACAACGAGAGCATCGACATTGGCAGTTCCATCCAAATAAAGGTTTTTAAATTCTAAAGAGCCAGTACCAAGATCAATGTCGTTGTCAGTTACAGGTACCAGCGCGCCATCTTGAATCCGCAGTTGCTCAACGGCAGAGCCGCCTACTTCAACCCAAAAACCCCAACGGTTATTAGTGCTATCAGCCTCAATCTTGTTTAGAAAATCTAGGTCACCAATCTTAAAGATATTGCCGCCCTGTCCTGCAGAGCCGTCGTGGCGGTGACCCGTAGCTGCAGAGTCCGAAGAAGAATAGTTAAAGGTATTTACAAGCTGATTGTATTCGTCGTTAAATAGGCTTGCAGAGATTGTATCTCCGTCAGCAAAAGAACTTTGACGAGTATAATTCTGAGCCATTTATTTTATCTCCTGCCAGAAGGCATGTAATCGATGTATAGGCCGTTGATCGAATAAGGAGCATTAGTATCTTCGCTGGTTATCCGAAACGAACAGGTATTTCCGCTGCCTTCCACGGTCTGCCGTACCATTGGGTCATTAGTACCACCAAACAATACGCTTCCAAAAATAGAAGTTCCAAAAATTGCAGGACTAGGAACAGAGCTTAATATATATTCGGCGGGTTGAGGAATGCTAGTATCCTCATAGTCATAACGCACCCGCAAGCTAGGCTCAACCTGCCCTTCAGGACTCAAAGAAATGCGAACATACTTTAGAGTCTTTCGCGTTCCAATATCACCAAAATCATAGTTAGGTGTCTGATAAACGGCCTTAATGTTTGTAGAAGTTCCAGAAGGATTAAAGCTAGAGCCAGTATCATGATTATAAACATAACCGTTATAATCACCGTGATACAAAACCTCAATACCGTCTGAATCAAAGCCCGAAGTTAAACCAAAGGCTTGGATGCCACGGGTTTCAGACCATTCAAAACCGTTTGGAGTTAAGGTTCCAATTAAACCTTTAACAGTCGAGTAACCCGTAACGTCTTTAGAATAAAACAAACGATATTGAGACTTAGACCGCAATACGGTACTATCAACAGTATATTCGTTTATTTCTGAAGCCAATTCCCCAATGATCTGTTGGACTTGCCGCGAAATAGAGCTTAGCTCAACGTCACCAATTCTTGCTGTACCCGCAACAGTTCGAATACCATCAGGGCTAAGAAACAGCAAGTCGCCACCAATTTCTTGAATGCTGTAGCCTGATAGACACCCTACGTTTTCTGTAATTGGATCAATTCGAATACTTGCAGAATCATTAATATTAATAAGTTTATGAATGCTATTCTTAGCAAACACAATCAAATCAGTACGAAATCCACGAATGCCTTGAATTTGATCTGATATAACTACTGAGCCAGCACCAGTGCCGCTAAAATTATCAGGATCGTTATAAACACTATAGTAAACTGTATTTAAATTATTTTCTACGCCTGCAGCAATAAGGTGATGGTCGTGGTTAGTTATGTACTTAACGCCGTTAGTGCCGTCTACGGTAATTTCAAATGCAAAAAATGTACGAGTAGTAAGAGCGCCCGTACCTTCCATTCTAAATGAATAAAGTTTATTGGCGCCGTCTGCAATAATTACTTCGCCATATTCGTAGGTAGCGCCTTCAAATATTGCAAATGAGCATTGGCCTTGATCAGTTCGAGTTAAAACAGCACGGCCTGTAAAAGTTGCATAATCATCACCACCACCAGCAACAGAGCTTCGATTAATTTGAAGCCAACTAGTTCCGTCTTGGCTAAAATAAATATTTGTACCTACACATACAATAACGCCATCGCCGTATACAAAACAACCTAAAATTTTTTCATTTGCTTCAGGGCGTGTTGCGCTGTCGCCGCCAAAAGCCGTAAAACCATTTATGCGGCGATACCCACCGTCCGGGTCAACTTCAAAGTTTTGAAGCTGAGTCGCTAGTCCGGGCTGAGCCAGCATATCAAACTGGTTCAAGTTGGTGTTAAGACCACCCCGGCAAGATAAACCAAATGGTTGTGACATTAAACGAACCTTACTCGGTCATCTTTCATGTAATCAGGGGCAGGTTCCATGAGGTTAGACTTCATGAGGCGCAGACCACGACGATAGTCTTCAAGGGCAAAGGCAGCCGCCTGGGAGTTCTCTTTAAACTGATGAATGTAATAACGGGCCCGTGCAAGCAACACCGGCTTATAAATATTAGGAATAACAATCTGATCAGAATAAAGACTTAATTCTGTCGGAAGATTGTAAGCATAAAACCAAACTCTATAGGTATCATCAGGAATAGGACTCAAACCAAACTTTCGATTGTCGGGGCTTTTAAAGACTCGTCGCGGTTCACCACCATTTTGAGTGGTTGCATCATCATTGTTTTCTTCTGCGCGATGAAAGTCTTTAAAATCTTCAATGGTAATATAGCGTAGATTGCGGCTGGTGTAGGGTTCTGTTGCCCCACTTACACCAATGGTAGTAATATAGAAATTGTCCCAGTCTACATAGCCGTAGTCATTTACAAGGCTATCAGAGCTAGGTTTCAGTTCATACCAACGGGTACCAGCCGTAGTTTCTACATAAACATTGCCGTAGAAAGGATCAGTATCCCCGCTATCTGCAACAGCCAGGAAAGGCCACTGAGGCTCTTCGTTAACAATGTCAAGGTATGCACGATTAACGCAATCCTTAACGTGTTGCTGAATGCCTACAGCGCCTGCAAAAGTTGCAGAAGTCAAAGAAACTTCATTCAACTCTCGAAGCAGTTCATTGGTTAGTTGCAAATAGTTAGCGGACATTAGTTTTTATGTACCTTTTGAATAGGAAAGTCAACGGACTTAGAAGCACCTTTGTGGGGCTTATAGCCTTCTTTAGGGTCTTTCATTAGTTTAGGGGAGCCTTTGCCCGCCTGCATCCAATGATAACCTTCAGGTGCTTTGACTTTCATTTTGCTTTTTCAACAGGGTACTGGCGCGAAGAGCTATCAGGAACTTGCTTTTTGCGCTCACACTCTTGAATGTCTTTATGTTTTTCTTGCATTAGCAAGGGGCCCCTTTAGGCATTGCGTCAGCGATGGTACTGCCGTAGACAGGCTGAGAGCCAGACTTAGAGGCAGGACCGCCCATAGCCTTACCCATGCGCTTGTCTTTGTTGTAGCCGCCCATCATCATCTTTTTCTTTTTATTTCCGTACATCATTTTTTTTATCTCCAAAGATTCGGTCCCAACCAGCAGCATATTTTTCGGCATCACCCTTCGGGGGCTTACCAACCTGCTTGTCTCGGACCTTAAGTCGAAAGGGTTTGTTTGGAGTTCCTACTAGCATAGTAACCTCTGGTTAAAAC